CATGCAAGTTCATGCATGCAACGTATATGGATTGTCACGCGACAACCGTAACGCGCTATGGCGCGCGTATGTTTTCCGACAGTAAATTAAATTGTGTGTTGAACCCAAGAGCCCTTTTAGCGTAACCTTCCATTTTAACGCAAGTATTGAGCGCGTGACTTCCCAAGGAAGAAACTTGCTTTTCGTGGTACTTTACGTATTTCATACGTAAAGTATAACATGGTAATTTTAGCCCTTTATGAGGGTTATATATTGTTTGTGTGGATAAAAACAACACAATAGAAACCTGGGCTAGCGGTAAACTTGGCACGGTTATATATAGCTACTAGCTATAATAGCTCATAGCAATAAATATGGGCTAAAAGTACAAGTGTTTCACACTAATAAGGGGGTGTACAAGTCACATGGCAATAGCCCTTTTTCAAATTTTTTTTCGTTACCGCACTAGCTATCAGCAATATTCTTGTACAAGTACAGGAATATCTCCGATGAGGATGCTCACCACGGGGTTTTCGAGAGGTAGCGAGGGGTAGGATATCACTTTCTATTTTCGACCTCCCCTTGCGAATCCTCAGTGATTTAGAGCCTAAAACCACACAAAAACCCCTTAAAACAGNCTAAAGCTCCTTAAAGCTCCTTAAATCTCCCCTAAATCAACACAANAAACACNCTTAAAAACCACATGTATGTTGACAACGTCCTGTGTCTATGGTAATATTAAGTATGAAGGTTTTAGAGCTATTTTCTGGAAGTCAAGCGATAAGCAATGCATTCAGAGCCACAGGGCATGAGGCTTACACAGTTGATTGGAACTCTAGCACTAAGCCAGATTTAGTGAAAGACATATCAACGCTGACCGTGCAGGATATACTTGAATTGTGTGGTGGTTGTCCAGATGTAATATGGGCTTCACCGGATTGTACAACGTATTCTGTGTTAGCTCTGAGGTATTACAGGAAGAAGAACGCCATAACTGGAAACTCCGACCCTACTTGTAAACAAGCACAGCAAGCTGATGAGGCTGTTAAGCACACCTTGGCACTAATCAAAGCACTGCAACCTAGGTACTGGTTTATTGAGAACCCTTTAGGCGCATTGCGAAAGATGAATTTCATGCAAGGTTTAAGAAGATACACTGTTACATACTGTCAATACGGGCATCCACACATGAAGCCAACTGACATATGGAGCAATCATACGAGACCAATGTTCAAACCAATGTGCAAACGTGGAGCACCTTGTCATACATCAGCTCCTAGGAACACATACAGTGGTACTGTAGCGATGAAGAATGCGGCAGAACGAGCGGCGATACCTCTTGCACTCTGTCAACATATAATAGGTATAACAAATGAGCAACAATAAACCTCTAGCAGACGAGCTGTACATCATAGGGCAACGTGTCAAATCGGCATATGCCCAGTGCCTTGTGTACGAAGATGCATTGGAATATTGTAACATAGACGACGAACTGCGCAAGGAGCTGGAAGATAACAAGTATTACTGGGCTGACATACAGCGCATCGAGTTTGAGGCTAAGAGCTTGTTGACAGCGACACTGCACAGCATAATCCAGACAGGTAAACCCAGCGAGCAACTACAAGCTGTTAAGGCACTTGGCGAAGTAATCTACCCAGAGAGATTTGGTAAAGTTGAAAGTAAAGACAGTAATAATGTGAGGATAGAGTTCTACATACCAGAGAACAACCGAAAGAACGTGCCTGTTAACGCAAGCACAAGTCAAAGGAAACCTTAATAATGCCTAAGAAGTTGGTGGATGAGTTAAGACAGAACAAAGTTAAAGTCATCCGACCACACGACGGACCTCAATCTGATTTCCTTTCGACAGAAGCTGATATAGCAATCTACGGTGGAAGTGCTGGTGGTGGTAAAAGCTATGCATTGTTACTTGACCCACTGAGGGACATAGAGACCCCCGGATTTACTGCACTTGTCTTAAGAAAGGAAAGTACCCAGCTCACCAGTGGTGGTGGACTGTGGGACACAGCGGCAGACATGTATGCACCGTTTAATACGCAGACTAGGCAGTCACCTCGCATGCAACATGTGTTTGCTTCTGGTGCTAAGCTTGAGTTTTCGCACTTGCAGAAAGAACAGAGCACGAAGTCGTGGGATGGTGCGCAGTTGGCTATGATAGGATTTGACGAGTTACAGCACTTTAGCGAACGTCAGTTCTGGTATATGTTGTCAAGAAACCGTAGCACATGTGGCGTACCCTCTAGGATGAGAGCTACTTGTAACCCAGACCCAGACAGCTTTCTTGTTAACCTGTTGGAATGGTGGCTAGATGAAGAAGGCTATCCAATACCCGAAAGAAGCGGAGTGTTGAGGTGGTTTATTCGAGAAGATAATAAGATACGCTGGTATGCCACTTATGAAGAAGGGTATAATGAAAATAAGGCAGATATTGACGACCGTAAACTGTATCTTAAATCGTTTACCTTTATCAGAGCACTGCTGGATGACAACCCTACGCTAATGGCAATAGACCCAACGTACAAGGCTAACTTGTCAAGTATGTTTGAGTATGAACGTAAGAGGCTGTTGCTTGGTAACTGGTTTGCAAGACCGATGGCTGGTGAACTGTTTAAGACAACATATTGGCGTTACATAAGACAGGCAGAACTGCCTAGACGATGGAAAAAGCTGATAAGATACTGGGACAGGGCGGCATCCGTACCATCGGATGAGTATCCAGACCCCGACTATACAGCAGGAGTACTACTTGGAATCGGTGAAGATAATTTTGTCTATGTGCTTGATGTTGTACGCGATAGGGTTGAACCATATGACGTACTGCAAATGATATTGAGTTGTGCGGCGAACGACAATGCTTTGTACGGAGCTGTTACAGTGTACCTTGAGCAAGACCCGGGAAGTGCCGGAAAGCAAGAGATTTCAACTCTGGTAAGGGCGTTGGCTGGACACTCTGTAGAGAGTAATCTAAAGCGTGCTAGCAAGCTTGTCTACTGGACACCGTTTGCAACACAATGTAAAGCCGGCAACGTTAAGGTTATTACGAAGACATGGAACGGTATGTTCACTGATGAGCTGGCAGGTGTTACGGACGGTACACAGAGAGGGCACGATGACATGGCAGATGCGGCATCTGGTGCATTTATGATGTTGTCTGGCGTACTGGATATGGACAGTGACATTGGTGCAGTACTCAGCAATCTTTCACTAACTTAATCTGGGAGGATTATATGTCAAGATTCACTCGCAAGTTGTCACAAGAGAAAGCCGATGTACTGCAACGAATGGCTAATGAAGACTTTTCGGTACTTGGACAGGAAATGGACAGACGTAGAGAAGAAGAGTACGAAACTGGGCTTGTTAAGTTTGTTAAGAATTTTGGTAAGAACGCACTTACCGATGAGCACAAGATAGCCTTTGAGAAAATTTATGGCGAAGAAGAGTACACGAACGAAGAACTTGAAACACAATACTTGCTACGTGACTGGAGTATGCAACCACAAGTGTTGAAGTCGTTGTACAAGTCGGCAACAGTCATAGCGAAGAATAGATACAAACTTGGAGAAAGAGCATGAGCTTATTCGATTTACTGTTCAGTAACATACGCAAAAAGAGGGATGTCATCGAAAGTGACAACCCTAATCCTGCGTATGCTAACTCCTTTGCTAATTCTGCGCACAGTTATACAGGTTCAAATGTCAATTACCAATTGGCACGTGACATATATCGCAACGTAGATAACAGATACGCACTTAGCGCACACCTCACCAAGCCTATTATCGATTCAGCTGTATCCTTCATTGACATGCCTAGTGTTGTTACAAACAACACACGTATCAAGAAAGCACTTCTCGAATGTCAGAACGCACTTGCCAAAGATAGTATGATTCGTATCGCAGAGCGTGAGGGTACTTGTTTTGTGTGGTTGCAGTATAAGGATGGCAAGGTTAAGTTCGTTGTCCCACGACCAGAGACGATTAAAACACTTGTCATAGACCCCAAGACAAAAGACATTGTAGGATACATCATTGAAGACGTGTTTACGTACACAGACATTGATGGTAACTCTTGGCAGAGAACTGATAAGATTAAACTTACCGACAAGCAGATGACTGTTGAAACACAGTCCACAGACCACAATACGAAGTCAACTACGACCACAGTACCCAACGTACTAGGGTTTATACCTATTGCAAGGTTCGTCAATGATGTAGAGCCATGGGAACTACGCGGACATAGCGAACTGTCTAGTATTGAGCCTACGTTAAAGCTGTACAATGACCTTATGGTAGATGCGGCTAATTCACAGAAGCAGAACTCACCCAAGATGAAGATAATGACCAAGAACGTGAAGCAGTTCATTGAGAACAACTTCGGTGTTGGTGCGTTTGATAGAGTTCGTGGTGGTGCTAAGCTTAGCATGGAAGACAAAGACCTGTACATTCTACAGCGTGATATGAATGATGAAGGTGATGACATGGCGTATGTGGCAACTGCCAATACAACAGGTGACTCACCACAGCTACTTGAAATTGCATTCTCTAACCTTGTAGAAGGTTCACAAAGACCGGAACTGTTGTTTGGCGCGAGCATGGGAGCTTCATTGTCATCTGTACAGGAGCAACGACCTGCGTTCATACGTCTGATAAGGCGCAAGCAGAAACAATACGGTATAGCGTGGAAATCAGTATTTGATATGTACTTAGCTATCGTAGGGTATGCCGCTTATGCTACGTTTACTCCAGACGCTTACTCACTTGAATGGGCAGACCCCGATTTTGCTACTGACAAGGAGAAAGCTGACACAGCTAACATGTTTATTACAGCACTTGTCAAGGCACGTAGCAATGGACTCTTAAGTGATGAAGAGATACACAATACACTTGTCAAGCGTGGTTATGTAGAAATCAATCGTGATTATAAACAGCACCTAAAGGAACTTGACGAGACGCAAGAGCGTATTATCAAAGAAGCTGAGAATAAGAGTAAGAACGACGAAATGATTGACCGCATAGCAACAGGTAAAGAAGACCAAAGTGCTGTGGAACAACCAGACAAGAAAGATAAGACACGTAAGGAGAGTGAGGAATGAGTAAGAAATATGGCATCTTTAAGACAGTGTTCAAGAGTGCTCACCTACAGAACGACATTAGTGTAGATNATGTTCCTGTTGGCAATGCCTCCAAAGTAACCACCTTGTTTGCAGACCAGACACCCTACGAGTTTGTTAACCAGATTTTACTTGGTGAGAAGCACAAGGCGAGTGAAGGATGGAACGATGTTACGCTCACACAGGCATGGGCGAAGTCGTTCGCTGACAAGGTTAACGCTAATCTTGGTCCGATATATCTACAAGGTCACGAAGATGCACAGAACGGTGCTATGCGGCAGATACCTGCTGGATACATTGTTGGTGCTAAGCTTGACGAGAGCTATGAAGATGGCGCAGGTCGCCTACTGTTGAGAAATCGCCTATACGCAAAGGGAAGGTTCTCACAGGAAATCATAGAGCAAACCCTTAATGAAGTTAACGCTGGCGTTTTGAATACATCGACAGGGGACTATCAAAGGAGGGAGTACCGCTATGATGAACAGACGGACACTATAGCATCGTTTGCTATCGAGTCGGTGAAAAATCAAACCAACGCTATCGTTGAGTACGATATGAACGCAAGTGATGCGTCAATAATCACATCGAATTTCAAGTATGTACCTTGTGACGAACAAGGTAACGAGATTGGCAAACCTATTGACTGCACTTCTATCAGAGGTGATTTCAAAGATGAGCAAGGAGACAAAGGCATGATGACAAAAGAAGAGTTGCTGGCACAGGTAAAAGCAATGAACAAGGCTGGTACATGCACTTCTGAGGAAATTGCGACTGCGATTGGTATCAACATAACTGATGCTAAGATGAAAGCAATTGAGGAAGTGGAGGCAATGCTAGGTGACGTTACCATTAAAGAGTTCGTTACGACTGCATTGAAATCGAGGAAAGACGAGAGCGCGGCTAAGTTCGCAACTACGGTTGACACTAAGCTAAAGGCAGTCTTTACCGATGAGTTGGAGTATGAGGTTGCTACCTCTATGTTCAAACTGACCGAAGGAGACGATGCCGCTGTGGATGCAGAGATTGCAGTACTTAAAACACACAAAGCACTCGTTGGTATGCGCAACAGGGCACTCGAAGCAATGAATCACACCCCATCCGGTTTCGTAGGGGACGATGATACGAATAAGTCGCAGAATAGCGGCATGATGGAGGCATAACATGGCATTTACATCAATTACGAGAGGAGTTTACGGGTTTCACGAGCAGACTCTCAATGACCACACTCTGAGCGTTGTTAACTCAACAGCTCGCAAGCTGGTGCAGACAGAGCTTGCGGTGTTCGGTGGGCGTTTCGGAAACGTATTGGCATTTGAGGGCATCGCAGCTGGTGCCGCTGGTCTTATTGATATTTACGCAGACCGTACAATCAAGACTGCACAGCTTGCAACAGCCGCAGAATTTGTTGCAGTTGGCGATGCTGTTTACCTTGTTGCTGGCACTGATACAGAACCAGCTGGTGTTACGCATGACCCAGGCGTGGATGGCGTTAACGCTAAGATTGGTATCGTTGTAGAGCTTGACCCTGCGTCAACTCAACTGTATGTGGTATTCAGACCATTCGTACAGTTTACATCATAAGGTAAAGGAGAAGATAAATGCGAGATATAAGCAGAGCATTGCTCAAGCACGAGATTGAAAATAAGTTCTCCACAGGAAACAAGGTTGTAATTCCTTCGAGAGAAATCGTACAGGTTACCACACCTGCGCTTCGTGGTATCTACAAGAGTGGCGACCAGAACCGCATGTTTAACGCCATGCAAGCCGCACAGCCACTTGGCAAGCGTAGTTCGGGACTTATCATGACCGGTAAGTACAGCAGTGGATTTGACGTTCCTGTTAATGGGCGTGCATCCATCAATGAGCGTATTGTCAAAGGTGAGTTCTCAACGTCCTCTCACACTCTCCCTGCTAACTGGGAAGATTTCATTGACGCTATCGTCATCGACCTTACCATGAAGAAGGAGACTCAGCCTTCCGTTCGCCAGTTTATCTACAATATGGTAGACCAGCCGAATGCTACCAAGATTATGCGCCTACAGGACATGATGCCTTACGCTTTCCAGTTTAAGACCAACACTGGAAACGGTGACCCTGTTCCGTTGGGTGAGATTCGTGGTAAAGTTAAGGACTTTGTTGAGTTCTACATCAAAGCCACTGGTTTTACGTACACTCTCTTAGCCAGCCTGTTCGACATGTCACTGGACATGGGTCGTGTTAATGATGGTGTTAACCTGTCATACAACTATCAGAAAGATAGTGATGCCTTGTTGCCTATCATCAGCTACGACTATGGTGTTGCCGGCACTGCAAAGCACACTGCCGCTAATGCACAAGCCGACGCAAGTTCACAGCTCAAGACCTACTTGACCTATGCACAGGCTATTGAGGATTTGAGTGCTCGTAAAGACAGCCTCTTCCTTAATACGATTAAGGCTAACGACCTTGTACTCCTGTGTAGCTCTAATGATGCTCGTCACTTCCGAACCATTCGTGGTGGTTTTGACAGTAAGGGTATCGCAGACAATAAGTATCCCGCAATCGGCGAGATTTCGACTATTGTTGAGTATGACGGTGACTTCATTTCATTCAATGACGGTAAGGTTCTTACCTTCCAAGGATGTACTGATAGGACTGCATTCCTCATCAAGCGTAATGAGTTTATGAATATCTACACCAAGCGTGGCTTGACTGTAGAGTTCGATAATAACCCAAGCGTGCTGACTCTTGCACAGGAAGAGAAAGCATGGTACTATTCCGAGGCTATTTACAAGGAAGGAATCAATGATTACATTCAGAAGATTTCCCTTCCAGCATGGTCTTTGTAAGTTCGTAACTGGACTATAATCCTCCTTCCCTACTGGGTGTAAAAGCTCAGTAGGGTTTATGGAAGACAAGAGGTAAAGTATGGCAACTGAATTAGAACGACTCACACACTTTATGCATCCATTCTACCAATCCACCGCAGATGCAAGCATCTTGTCGTGGTACATAGCTGAGTATGAAGTATGCAGATGTAGGTGCGTCAATATTGTGGTCTACTATACCGCTTAACTATGACGTTAAGAAGTTTAACACCGGTGCATCCAGNACAGAGTATCAGAGCATGTCCGATATTCTGAAAGTATGCACAATGAAGGTGGCTCTTTTTGAGGGTATGGTTAAGCAGAGAGACATTAATGGTTCTACTATAGCTATGGTGCTAAAAGGTACTGTAGCTGGTGGGGCTACTATATGAACATAGACAAGCTTCGCCAAGATGAAGCAAAGCGTATTGCTACCAACCCAGCGAAAGTTTATTGGCAAGTTAAGGCTCTTGTACCCGATGGGTATGGTAACATGATACCTAACCCTAATCCTAACAGCAATGACCCTGCTGAGGCATTCTTTGCAGATAACGTTATGATTGCGCCCATGTCGAGTGCAATATCTAACTCTAGCGGACAAGCACCTGCCTTTGGATACAGTCAACCCATGATGCTTGTTGCACCTTGGGATGCAGTATGGATGGATAACGGTCTTGTGATACAGTACAATAAAAGGCATTACAGGATAGAAGATGTACTGCAAACGACATACGCTGGTGGAGTAATTGCAATCAACTGTAAACTTACAGACGTTACACCTAATGGCTCAAGCAACTTTGTAATTGGTGCAGTGCTGTGGACACCAACCGTACCAGACGCTATTGTAATTGGAGGATGATATGGATGAAATAATGTTGGACATGCGTGACGCTGTGGATATAGGTAATCAGATAATGACAGTCAGTAGAGCTAAAGCTTACCAGCTTGCACTTTGTATAGTAAGTAGCCTTGCAATGTCTGACTATATTATAAAGGAGGGGGAATTTGGAGCACTTGGTCAAGCAGATGATGACCTATTGCCACCAAGACCCTAATATATGGCAAACACACTAGCTGAAATGGAAGCCCTTGTTAAAACATCTACAGCACAAGTGTTGATGAACATTAATGAAATTGTTAAAGGGTATGAAAAGAAAGTTTATGCTAAAGCACAGGTTTATGCGACTATGGTACTCGCAGATTTTATGTCTATACAGCTTGACGCAGGAATTGGACACCGCGGAGAGTTCTGGACAAACCGCACAGGGAAGGCGGCAAGTGGCTGGTACACTAAAGCTTACTGGTTAAAAGCAAGTGGAAGCATAGGCTTTTGGGCAAGACAAAGTAACACTGTGCTATATGCAAGCGCACTTGAAGAATGGGTAAAGAGTGGTACAGGTGAAACGAGTACAGAAACAATGATACGTAAATATGCCAGCTCATTCTTACAGGAAGTTGACATGATTATAACAGGTCAAAAAGGTAACATACTAGAGCTGTTCGCAGAGGAGTTTGACTGATGATAGTAAAAGCAATTATTGTGCGTATTAAAACACAACAGACTAATATCACAAGAGTACTCCCTATAGGCGATGCAACCGACACTAACATAGGGCAGGGTACAGACCCATACATACTTGTTGGTGAGCTAGAGAGTAGAATTGATAGTGATGTTACCAGAATAAGAGTCCGCACCTGTTACCCTAAAGGGTACTCAGCTTTCTTGGATGAGTTTGTAACGTATACTCTGCGTAATATGTTTGATGGTGCAGAGCTTACGATTAAGAATAGACTGGATGTGACGACTGCTATAACGTTCTCTACAGTTGAGAAGTCACTATCGGGCACAGGATACACGGAAGATGGGTATATCTACAGAGATAGAATAATAACTGTTCCGTGCTTAGAGCAATAACAATAACGGAGGGACGACAATGGCGTTCACAAAAGACAAAAAGACAGGATTTTCTAACGCAGGTTTTCGTGGTAGACGCGTAAACCCCGATGGCTCGTATCCAAGCCCGATGAGGACTCTTGGATTCGTAGGGACAGTGGATATAGCTGGGGCTGAGGCTACCGATAAGCTGAGCTATCGTCTTAATGGTAAGGGTGTCTTCACTGATATCACCATTGACTTGACAGGTGCAACAACCGCTGTTGCAGGTGCTACAACTGTAGATGAAATGGTGACTGCGCTTAATGCGGATGTCGGTTTTAGCATACTTTTTCTTGCTGCTAAAGATACTGTAACTGACAGACTCAATGTGTTTGATAAAGACTACGTAGCTGTAAGTGCACCAAGTGCCTACACCTACCTTGAGTTCAAGGGTGACGTAGCTGTGTTCCTTGGTATTGGAAAGTATGGCGATGCTACAGCCATGGGAACAGCATTCGTAGAATGTTATGACCGTGCCGGAGCTATCGCAATACCTAAGAACATTAAGGATGGCGAGGAAATTGAGCAGGAAAACAATCGTGGGTCTATTGATACTATGATGATTGACGCCATCCTTAAAGGTGTTAATCCCAGTATCGCGGTCAACGAGGAACTGTATGAGCTTAAACTCATGTTGATGGGTGGGAGCTGGGATGAGGCTCTTGCACAGTACACACCGCCTACATCCAAAGTCGCAACTGCACCTCTGTGTGCTTTTGAACTGTTCCAAGCGAAATACGGTGCTGGGTCTTCCCATCGTGGTGACGCAACAGGGTACAAGATGTACATTCTCCCACAGGTCACAGGGCGTGAAGGCGACTTGTCTGCTGATGTGAAGTCTTGGGCTACTTACCAGTTCGAGCTTATTGCTACTGAGTACGAGGATGAAGACGGTGTCTTGCAACCTGCATATAAGGAGCGCGAGCTTACCTTAACACAGGTCAAGTTAATGGGCGTTCTGACAGCATAACTGATGTGTCCAAGAGCCACGTAACTGTGACTCTTGGGCATACTTATAAAGGAAGATTACATGGCAAAGAAGCAAGTCGAAGTTAACACACTAAAAACAATGGAAATAATTAAGGCTAACACTGAGTTCTTGGTAGCTTTGCCTTGGAATGGAAAACCTGCATGGTTCAAGATATTCATGCTTAACGCCACACAGCTAAGTGCATGTGGTAATTTCTCCGTACTGCCTACTATGATACAGGAAGACGAAAAGCTCAGTGAATCAGAGCACATGGCAATGATTAAAGAACTAAAGAACACACAGGAAAACGTGTTTAAGCTTGCACTTGCCTCACCTAGCTTTGCAGAACTATCTGACATGTATGATGCAACAGACACACTGAAACGAGTACGTAAGACCTTAATAGAGAATGCAGAGAAACTTAAAGAATTACCAGACGATGACCCAGACAAAGCACAGCTCGAAAGAGAGCAGGAAATGTATGTAATGTTTACTGGGTTCACTTTACCCGATGACTTCACAGAAACGCTCATTGCTATTATTTACCAGAGAAACAACTCTGACATTCTAAAGACAAGTGAAGACATGCTGTTACGTGCGGCATTCTTGGCAGAGCGTGGTAAGAACAGTCCACATGACCATATACACGGTAACTTTACTGAGTTCCATCAGACAGAGATTGACCGACATGGGTGGTACTTGTTAAGCAAGTTCAGAGAAGAACAAGAGATTGAGCGTAGTGCTAAGAAGGGTTCATTTGAACGTGGAAGTTTTTAAGAGGTAATATATGGCGAATGCTGGCGACATAAAAGCGGAAGTAAGAGTAGGATTTAGTAATATAGAAGCAGATATGGCACAGGTCACTCTTAGAGTTAAGAAAGGAATGGCTGTTCAGTCCGCAGAAATTACTAAAGTATCCAGAAGTCTTACTGATTTACAGAAACAACAAGGTGAAGTCCTCACTTCACAAGTATCAAACATAAAAGAAGCTCAGCGCATTCTTACTTCACTGTATAAAAAGAATGACTCGGCAAGTAACATATCCCTTAAATTCTTAGATAAACACATAGAAAGCACTGTTAAGCTCTTAGAGACTGAAAGGAAACTAAGAGAAGAGCGTTTAGCTGGCGATGCACGAAATGCGGAGATACTCCAAGCACAGGGTGTAGCATTCGATACATTTGAACAAAAGAAAGCCTTTGCCGCACTAAGAGATAAGCAACTTAATGCGGAAGTTGCTATGCATGAGAAAGAACTATCTGTTGAGAGGATGAACCAATCCAAACAACGTGAAGAAGATGTAGCGAAACAGGCTAAAGTAGAAAAAGAAATAGAGCAAGAGAAGATTAGTAAGCTCTCTGCTCTAGACAAGCAACGTGCAGACGATGAGAAAGAAGCTTTGGCAGAACTTGATGTCTTAGCTAAGAAAGTGTACACACTAAAAGCTGAGCGAGAGCAAGAACGTGTTGCTACAGCAAAAGAAAACGAAGCTATTGAAAAGCAAGCTATACTTGACAACGCTAAACAAGAGAAAGAGATAGCAGACGAGTATGACAAGCGCGAGAAAGAATCTGCATCTAAGGGTAAGGCAATTGTAGCAGAAAAAGATAGACTCGCTAAAGAGTCTGCAAGAAAGCAGAAAGAAATAGATGCCATTAAAAAGGCAGAAGATATACATCTAGCTGTTAAGAAAAAGGCGCAAATTAGAGAAGAGGCAAGACTTGAGAAAGAGGCTTTACTTGAGTTAAGTAGACTTGAGAAAGCTAAGAACAAGTCTGAAACTGATGCCCTTAAAGAACAGAAAAGATTAGCTAAAGAAAAAGAGATGCTTCCAGTAAATCTTTCATGGGTAAAATAGGTAGCGTGTTTGCTAAAGCACCACAGCTTGCCGCACTTAAAGCCATGAATGCTGTAATGAACATGTTAACCAGAACTATTAAAGACTCGATACGCGAAAGTATTCAGTATGAGCAGTCTCTTGCTAACACGCAATCTGTAGCACAAGCTACTGCATCCGGCTTACGCGCTTTGGATAAAGCCGCACAGAAAGCCGGATTAACTACAAAGTTCACAGCCGCACAAGCCGCTGATGGGCTGTACCAACTTGCGTCTGCTGGTTTTGATGCCTATGAGTCTGTAGGTGCATTGAACGGTGTACTGTTGATGGCAGCTGCAACTAACGAAGATGTAGCGACTACAGCTAGGTTTACCGCCGCAACAATACGACAGTTTAGATTAGCGGCAGAAGATGCAGAGAAAGTAGCAAACATAATGACCGCCGCTATATCTACATCACAGGCTACCATGCAGAAGCTTACCACTTCATTAACACAAGCTGGTACAGTTGCCGCAGGACTTAACCTGCCTCTTGAGGAAGTTGTCGGATTACTCGACTTAATGTATGATTCTGGTATGCAAGCGTCACGTGCTGGTCGCGCAATGCGTAACGCATTTGCAGAATTATCTAGCGAGAATAGCAGGACTGTAAAGAAGTTAAAGACAATGGGCGTAGCTTTTGAGGACATTGACCTCAATAGTAACTCACTCATTGACGCGTTCGGTTCACTTGCTGAGTCTGGTTTATCTACTGGACAAATCATGGAAGCCTTTGGTAAAGTAATTGGCCCACAGATGATGATTCTTACTCGTTCTTCACGAGAAGAGTTACAGAAGTACGCAGATGCGGTCACTGGAACTAACCGTGCCGCAACAGCGGCGGCAACACAGATGGACACTTGGCGTGGTGACACGTTACTGCTTAAATCGGCTGTACAGGCTCTTGGAATTATAATGTCTAAAGTCTGGATTCCTGCATTACGTGGAGGCATACAAGCACTTACAGCTGTGACTAGGGGTACTGCTTTCTTCATTGCTAAACTGTCTGGATTAGAGACTGAAACTGAAAAGTTCGGTAGGCAGTTTGATAAGGTCACTAAATCAATGAATGAGTATAAAATGTATGTTGACCGTGCGACTCGTAGCACAGAAAAATTATCCACTGAGCAACTTAACTTATATAATATACAGGCTAATAATGCTAGGTTAAGTGCGCTATCAGAACTGGTAAAAATAAACAATGGGTACTCTAAACAGGTTAAGGTTATAGACGAACTTGCTGAGGCAAACAGGACAGCTGGTGCAGGTCAAAGACGTATGAATGAGTATACTAAGCTTGCATTAAGCCTTGATAAAGCCAAGAAAGCTTTCGAAGAAGATGCACTGAAATCTACAGTAGCTTCTCAAAAAGCTGTACTAGATGCACAAGAGGAAGTTGTACTTGCATACAGGAAAACAGAAGATGCAGAAAGACGATTTGATTTCGGACAGGGTATATTGCGTGACAGTAAAACATTATCTAAAAGTGTAAGTGCTTCAATCCTCCAATTGAGCACAGACATGAAACTTAATTTTAAGCTTCCACAATTAGCTAAAGATACGGTTATATCATTTGATAACATATATAATGCTGTAGCTAAATCAGCAGAAGGAGTTAAAAAGCATATAGACACATTTAGTGGTTCAGTGCCTATTGTCCCAATGACCAACTACGCAACACAACTAGGAGAAGTAGTACACTCTACTGATGCATATAATAGGGCACTAGAAAGAACAGGTAAGTCAGTATTGCAAGTTTCTGACGAGTATACACAGTCAGAAGGTAATATTTCTTCCATAATTACGCAGATAGCTACGTACATGAATGCAGAAATAATGACGACTAAAGACTTTCTACATTTTAGTCCACAATTAGTCGAGAGAATAAAGGCAGAGGCAGAGTCATTAAAGATTAGAAAGGGTGAGCAAGCTAAGGGCATGGTTATAACTGCCGCCGCATATGAACTTATGTTAGAACAACTTGACCTTAGCAATAAAGTACGTGAAGCTATGGCTAAAGATATGGCGTCCACGTTAAAGTCAACACAGGCGGATTTGAAGAAATCTAATAGTGTTGCAGGACTACAAGCCGCGTATCAGATTGAGCTTGAGTTAACTTCACGTATTGAAAAGGCACGTATCAAGGAAGCTGTAGCCACGGACTTAGCCAATATAGCTCTAGTAGATTCCGCTAGGAATGCTGATGCGGCTAATGACGTAGGTGAAGAATCTGTAGAAGTAATTGGTAATATTGAAGAAGCAAACCTTAGACTTGCCAGTGCTACTAATAAGAACAACGAAATACAAGCCGCAGGGGCAGGTGCTGTACAGGGTAGGCTTATAGCATTTACAGAACTACAGAATGGATTGGAAGCTCTTGCATTAGAAGAAGAAAAATATAATGCAGATAGGGCAGAGGCTTACAATAAGGATATATCCGATTCTCATGCATGGCAAGATAAGCTTATCAAGTCCCGTGCTATAGCATTGCGTAGCGTATCTGATATAATTAAGGAAGAGGGTGTATACTCAGCAAAAGCAGTAGAAGATAATGGTGTACTACGCAAGAAGCTTCTTAATGAACAGATGGTATATGAGATAGACTTGCTTGAGCAGAAACAGGTAGAGACAGATGCCAAAATAGAGCAGTCATACAGGAATAGGCTTTTTTTACTCGCCACACAACAACAAGAAGAGCTAGCTAAAATGAAGGAAGCTAGTGACCTAATGCTTGTGGAAGAGAATAACCGTCTTGCTATGGAAGAAGAGACTCTTCGTGCAAAGGCTAAGGCATTTATTGATGCTGAGAAGACAAGAATGGAAGGGGAGATAGCTTCCAACGATATAACCGAAGCTAAGAGGGTTTCATATGCCGCTTCTATACTAGCTACAGAAACTAAACTTGGTACTGATTTGGCAGAGGCACGTACTAACAGCACTAGCACGCTAACTAGAATTAATACTGCGCATAATGAGGCTAGTGTAGCATTAACCAAAGAGATTGGCGACAAAGTCGTTAAAGAAGAGGTAACAAAGAACGATGCTATCGTAGCAAATGCTAAAGAGACAGGCAAAGAGATTATCGCTGTTAATCAAACTACTAATGATGCTATAGTAAAGAGTGATGAAGATTTAGTGAAAGAACAGAAAGAACTCTTTGAAGCTAAGGCGAAACAAATAGAGAC